GATGATGGCGCTTTGACCCTATTTGATGGCGGTTGGCAGTCTAACACCACAAAGAGCAGACTCAACGCCCTTTGTGACGAATTCGCCAGAGGTTGCGGCGTATTCCAAAAGAATTGGGAATGGTTCGTCTCGACTCGCTCAGGTACAATCGACTTCAACAATGGGGTGACGGTCTGAGTAGTGGCACAGAGGGTGCTGACAAGCACCCGCCATCCTCTATAATAAGAACATACATCACACAGCATCACATCATGAAAAGAATTGAAATCACAATGGGTCGCAACATTCCAGACAGCGGCACCGTATCCGACGCAATGATGAATGAATTCATTAAGTCTGACATCATGCCTCTGTTTGACTATGGCACGTTCATCGATGCCGAAGGGTTCTGGAAGGGTGAATTTGAAAAGACCAAAATCTTTTATATCGAACTGGAGGACAGAGAGGTCCAGGCAATGATGCCAAAGTTTGAGCAGATCGCTGCAGCATACAAAAAAGCATTCAGGCAGGATGCAGTCCTGATCTCACAAGTTCAAACAGAGTATGCCTTCAGATGACAACCAGGCAGCTGAAGAAGCTAGCTAAGGTCCACGGTTGGACCTTAGAACGTCATGGCGGCAATCACTTTGTTTACCGTCGCGGTTCTGACCGTGTAACTGTCCCATATGCAGCCCGTGGGTTCGTTGGGCATAACATCGCAAAACAACTTCTAAAGACATGAGCCACTATTCTATGCCATATCTTCCCTCTATTGGGTCGATTGCGCCACCTCGTGAACTGTCACTTGCTATGACCGCAGCTCGTGGTCTAGCCGCTATAATTAGAACAACACAGAGAAACACACATGCAAACAACTTGGGCAGTTCAGCCAGCAGCATTCGCAAATTTTGATGAGCACGGCTGCATCTATTGCGCCACCATCGACACAGCGTACAGAATCGCAGCTCAGCAGGACGGCGATCAAATGATCTACCGCATCAACAACAACACGACCCCCATCAAATGGGTCAGGGTATATGCAGGAGAAGCAGCTGTGACAGCTCAGGAACTGTCCCACCTCGTATAGACTTCGCCTCATCATCCCCTATAATAAGGACATGACAAACAAACTCACCAAATCTACAGACGGCATGTTCTTACACAATGAGAACCCCTCCCCTCTCATGCAGAAGGTCATGGACAACATCCGCCAACAGATGGCAGCAGAGCAGACACACCGTGAAAGGGTAAGAGCAGGACTAGAACCTGCCAACGGTGGACAGATCACATACTGGAACATCAGCGACAGACACTGACCTGATCACCCTCTATAATTAAGACATCAATCACACATCACACATGACCACAGCAACCGACACCACGTACAACGGATGGGCGACATACGAGACATGGAACGTCGCCCTATGGATAGGCAACGACGAGACGATCTACCGTCACGCTCGCATCAACCGCAACCTAGGATACAGAGCATGGGCGAAGCGATTCATCGATGAGTTCGGTGAGTACATCACAGGCGACGGCGTGGCATGGTTGCACGACGACATCGACACAGACGAGATGGACGAGATGCTGGCAGAGCTCTAGGGCACATGCCCCTAGGCAGGGCACGGGTTGCGTTCAATCGCATTTAAGTCGAACCTCCGTAAGACCTAGGGCATGTGTGATAACAGACAGGGGGGCAGTGATGCGCCCCCTTTTTTATGCCCTTATATGCGCCAAGCGGTTTCCAAAATCCATGGGTCCCTCCTAACCTACAAAAGTATCCAGACGACCGATAAATATACTTGAAAGGTCGTTTTAAAAAAATTCCCCCAGAAAAAAATGCCCCAAAAAGTCGATTATAGTGATTACGATAAAATTCTAGAGAACTTTGACAAGTTCTGCGACGAGTTTGAATCGAGAGCATCCAATTCATTCATGAGAGGTGATAACAATGAAGGACGAGTTAATGGAGAGGTTGAACGAATTGGAGAGGACGTGCCTGTGGCAGTCCGAGAGGTTAAACAGCTTGGAGCAGAGGATATCTCAGCTCGAGAGTCCGTCGTTGATGTACAAGCGACCAACGGGTGAGGATTACGAGACTGTGGGACAGACCCTCGATTATCTTCACAATAATGTCGAAGGTATCAAGCAAGATTTACTAAACGTTGCGAGAGCAGTATAATGCCATTTATAGCAGGACCAGAGACGGTTGACACACCGAGTACAGATGGAAACTGTACATATCCTGCAGCGCCCCTAGGAGGGACTCCATACCCAACGAAAGTTGTTGCGAAGGGCGTTCCCTTAGTAATCTATGATAACCTCTCTATACCTGCTCCTGTGGCAGGTGTAAAGATCAACCCATTAATTCCAGCACCATGCCAACCAGGACAGAGGGTTATACGACCAACTGTAAACACGACTGTGTTTATTAATGGCAGGTTACCTGCGGTGACTGGGGATGAATCTCAGTTAGTGATAGGAGGATCACCTAGGCCCTTGACAGGACCGTTCCAACATCCTACAATAGTAATTGGTTCAAATCTTATAACGTAAGTATGGCGAAGATCAAAGCATCATTAAGTGGGCAATCATTTGTGGAGGCGATTCCGAAGAGGAGTCGTCAAGGCACTGGAAAGCACACGAAGTATTCAGCAACATCTAGGAACAAAGCAAAGAAGAGGTATCGCGGTCAAGGCAAGTAATGTCTGAGTACATCGAACCAATGTTTGCAGTCCCAATCTTTCATCTTTATACGAAGGATTGGGATAGTAAGAAAGAAGCTTTGCTTGATTTATCGAGAGCACAGGAATTCAAGAAAGATGTAGGTGAGTATGTTCCAAGTGACTTCAGAACACCTAAGGTAAAATGGGAAGTCATTGAACCTTTAATCAGAGATGAATTACAGAAGTTCAAAGATCAAGTCAAGATTGATTTGCAGGTTGATGCATATTGGTTTGAGAAAGGTGGTAAAGGTGATCAGCATTTATTGCATAATCACGGAGCTACGGGATTTAGTGCGGTAATGTATATCGAATACGATCCAGAGGAGCATACACCGACTCAGTTTGTGTGTCCTTTCAATAATGTGATAGGGTGGGTAGATATATACTCACCCAGAGATATACAAAGTGGTTCGGTAATATTCTTCCCATCCTTTGTACATCACTACACATTACCTTGTAAGAGTGACAAAGAACGTCTGGTACTTTCTTGGAATATGAAATGAATTTAATTTGTAATTTACCTGCGGAAAAGGTATGGGTACGTAAGGAATATCTACGCGATCATCAGGATGGTCACGGAGAATTTGTAGAAGGTGTCTGGGTATCTGCGAAAAGCATACCAGGACGCGCATTTTATTTTGAGACGTATCTACCTGCGTATGGTGCAATGTATGATAAACTTCCTATAAGTGCATTTCTCCGAGCGCCGAAAACACCGACGCCCGATATGTCTCTAGAGAACCTACAATTCTGGAATTGTATGGACTATGGGGTCATGTGTATTAACAAGGGTTTTGTTAGCTCTATGGATACAGAGATCTACACTCGTGACCATGGTTTGATGAATGGTCAGTATTTGTTTACATTAGACAACTATCATGCAAATCCTGATGTGATAGATAATAATGTGAGCGAAGTACCTCAAGAACACAAATCGCATAATTGTATTGCATTAGAGAATGGTCAGTATGCATTGTATCCTAATAACAGGACACGATTCTATGACCTCTCTATCACGCCTGAACACCCGACATTCCCTGACTTTAAGGTTTCTACTATAGAATATCAAGTTGAGTCAGGAACAGACTGGGGACGTTTAGGTGACACTGACGAATATTTTTGGGAAACAAATAATGAACGAAAACAACGTAAGGAGGCCACAGAAAATGGGCAACAGTAGAGTTGACAAATCAGAAGACTTCACGAAGTCTGGTATGACACTTATTACTGAAGTTGAAAGTGATCGCTATATGCGTAAATCAGGAAAGAGGAAAGAAGTCCAAGAGGGTGAAATTTTTGACAATGATCTTGAATGGGCGGATGGATTTGTCGGTAAGTGATAAATAGAAACAGCCTTGCTGTGTCTAAATGCCCACCTTTCAGACATTTAAAGATCTGAGTATTACTTTTAAGAAGCATCCTGTGTCCAATGACTTGGTAACAGTGAAAGATAATGCAGCTATTGCACAGTCGATAGCTGTATTGCTTCAAACAAGTAAGGGTGAGAGACTATTTCAACCTGAATTGGGTTCAGATTTAAGAGAGATGCTGTTTGAACCATTAGATTTTGGTACAGCTGCACTTATTAAATCTAAGATTAATGACTGTATTGATCGTTATGAACCTAGAGTGACTATCAAAGACATTATTTGTTATCCAGATTTGGATAGCGATGGTTATAGTGTTGAATTATATTACACTATTATAGGAAATGACAGACCAGTAGCGGCAACATTCTTCTTAGCACGTACACGATAATGCCTTATACACAGGTTGCTAACTTAGACTTTGAGGAAATCAAAGTAACCCTGAAAGAATATTTGCAGGGTCAGACAGAATTTACTGATTATGATTTTGAAGGTAGTGCATTAGCAAACCTGATTGATGTCTTAGCTTATAACACCTACTATACGGCGTTTAACACTAATATGGTAGTCAATGAACTATTCATTGATTCTGCCACCTTGAGGGACAATGTAGTAGCGATTGCGAAGCAACTAGGGTACAGACCCAAGAGTGCTACCTCTCCTACTGCATATGTCTCTTTTAATGTAAATTATGGAACATCAACAACTGACACTGAACTGATTCTTAAGAAAGGAACAGGATTTATTTCAACCTATGACAACAACATCTATCAGTATGTTACACTTGACGATGTAAAAGCACAAGTTGCTAACAATGTAGCTACGTTTACTAATATTGAGATCGTAGAAGGATCACAAGTAGTTGATAATTTTACTTTTAACACGGCAGCAAATTCTCAAAGATTTGTTCTTGACAATAAAAACATTGATACCAACACAATTAGAGTAAGGGTATTCCCGAGTGGAGGAAGTTTTAACGAACCATACCTTGTAGCAGATAATATTCTAGGTGTTGATGGTACTTCAAAAGTATTCTTCCTTGATGAGATCGAAGATGGAAGATATGAGCTTTTAATGGGTGATGGTGTACTGGGTAGGAAACCAGAAGATCAATCTAGAATTGAAGTATCTTACATCACCACATCTGCTTCTGAAAGTAATGGCGTAAGTACATTTGTCTTCAATGGTGTACTAGAGAACCCTAACGGTGTGTCTCCCAACTCGTTTACTACTAACATTACTTCTAGCATTGCCTCTGCAGGCGGTGAAGAGATTGAAAGCACCCAGAAGATCAAATATACCGCTCCTAAGTCATACGGCACACAAGACCGTGCAGTGACCTCTCAGGACTATGAGGCAATTGTACGTAAAGTGTATCCTGCTACGAGTGATATCATTATTTTTGGTGGAGAAGACCAAGTTCCACCTGAGTACGGTAAAGTTTTCATTGCATTGAAACCAACTGATCAAAGTTATCTTACTTCATTAACAAAACAGAAAATTATTGCAGATCTAAAGCAGTATGTTGTAGCTTCTGTTGAACCTAGAATAATTGATCCTTCTATTCTATATGTTGAGATGAATAGTAAGATCTATTATAATGGATCTGCTACTGATCAAACAACATCACAGATTAGAGACAAAGTGATTGGTAATGTACAGTCTTATCTTGATACTAGTGATACTGAAAAGTTCAATGGTAAGTTTAGATACAGTAAGATGGTAGGTGTTATTGATGATTCTGATAATACTATCAATTCCAATTTAACAGATATTACAATGAGAAAGGATTTTTATCCTTCTCTCAATTCCACCTTCTATTACGAAGTGTGTTTTCAAAATTCTTTTGATAAGGACTGTGATGAACCAGTCCTGTCATCCACTGGGTTTAGGGTTACTGAGTATCCTACTATGGATGTATATGTAGAGGATAGGGATAGCAAAATCATCCTATATACTCTAGATAGCGTAACTGGTGAAAAGGTTGTCCTCGACAAGGAAGTTGGCGATATTGATTATGTAGAAGGTGAACTTAAAATGTACAACTTAACTATCATTAAAGGTAGTTTCTTTGATAATCGTATTTCCGTTAGAGTCAAACCCCTTTCTAATGATATCAAGGCACTCCGTGAGGTTTATCTTGACGTTGACGTTGCAAATTCCTCGTTCACTGCATACAAAGAGTAAAGTAAATGCCTGCTGTAAAGACTAAGAGAATTTCTACTCTCATTGAGACGCAGCTTCCTTCTTTTATTACAGATGAATATGAACTTTTTAGTAAGTTCGTTCAGAAGTATTATGAAGAACAGGAGGTGCAAGGTGGCACACTGGATATAATTAATAATATCCAAAAATATGCAGACATTGATTATTATGAACAAAATATTCTTAGACAGTTTAATATCTTGGACACTACTATTTCTAGTAGTGCTGATACAATTGTATTGGAAAATGCAACGAGTTTTCCAAAAAGAAACGGATTTGTAAAAATTGATGACGAGATCATCTTCTATGGTTCTAGAACAGACACTGAGTTAAGAGAGTGTTCTAGAGGCGTAAGTGGCAATACATCGCTTGGTGACTTATATGAGTCTAGCACGTTCACCACTACGGTTGCTGCATCTCATAATGCTGGACAAAAGGTTCATAACATTAGTAACCTTTTCTTATATGCATTAGTCAAAAACTTCGAGAGTCAGTATCTAGGTTCTTTCCCCCAAAAGTATCTTAGGGGTGAAGTAGATAAGAGAACTCTGATTAAAAACATTCAGAAGTTTTACAAAGCTAAAGGAACTACAAGTTCCATCAAGTTTATTTTCAATACTGTTATTGCTAAAACAGCAGATAACAAACCAGAAGTATATAAACCAAGAGATTTTACATACAAATCGTCCGAAGCAGATTGGATCAACGTTTATGCACTTAAGTGTAAGGTTGTATCTGGAGACGTAAAGAATCTGATCGGTAAAAAGATTGTACAGACTTCTACTGAAGAATATGGTTATGCTGATTCAACAGTAGATAATGTGTATGCTGATGGTACATCAGATGATGAAGTAATTTATAATATTGTATTAGCACCTGAGACAGTCAATGGTGCATTTGAAGTATCTACTAAAACTAAGCTTGAAAAAACCCTGTCAGGGACTGCGAGTTCGGGGGATAGAATTGATGTATTCTCTACTATCGGTTGGGGTAAGACAGGATCAGTATTAATTGGTGAAGAGACGATTACTTTCGATAATAAGAACGTAACACAGTTTACAATTGACGAAAGGACGGCACAGACTGCTGTTCAACATGCAGTAGGATCTTCAGTGTACAAACCAGTAACCATTAGTGGTTCTGGCGTTGTTTTACTGACCTTAGGTGTTGTATACAACTTACAACCATCTGATGCACAACCATATTCTGCTATTGGGGACAAGATTCAAATCTCAAATCCAGGATTTGAAACTTCCGACTCTAAGATTGTTCAGACTGGTACTAATCAAACTAGATGGGTGTTAAGTTCAGGTACTGCAGTCGATGTGCCTACGCTTCCATCAGTTGCATCTTCCTTAGATCAAGTTTCTACTAATGTATCAGCGATCTTTGAAGACGAACAGTATTATTATATCACAAGTTCTAGCTATCCTTCACATAAGATCTTAGATGGGTCTACTGTTAATGAAACTACACTAGATCAGAAACTGCTTCGTATCATTAGAAAGCAAGCAACTAGAACTACAGAAACATACAAAACACCCAAAAGAGATATTGGTATTGCTTTAAATGGCGTACCTTTCTATGGACATAAAGATCCAGAAAGTATTAGGTTTGGTAAACTAGAAGAAATTAAGATTGATACTAGAGGCACTGGATACTCAACACCTCCATTTGTTCTTATTGATCAAGTTCCAAGCAAAGCTAGGGCAGTTCTTGCTGGTCAGGTTGTAGAAAGTATCATTGTTGATACTGATGACATTTTTCCAAGAACTCCTGATATCACTATCACTTCTGGTCGTAATGCAGATGTAAGTGCTGTTGTAACAGGTGGCAAGGTTACTAGTCTTGTTATCAATAATGCTGGAGAATTCTATTCATCTGCTCCTTTAATTAGAATTAGAGATGCAGCAGGTCGTGGTAGATTTGCAGAATATATTTCTATTGTTAATACAGATGGTATAATTACAGGATTTGATAAAATTGCAGAAGGTAACTTCTATAATCAAGCTACTGTTATTGTTGATGTCATTCCAGTTGGTAATGGTGCATCTGGTATTCCTCTTCTTAAAGAATGGAACTTTAATAGATTTAAAAAATTAGAAAATGAATTAGATACTGAATACGGTTATATCTTTGCAAACTATAATAATGTATTAGAATACGGTTATGGATATAATGCCAATCCTAAAGCTTTACGTGTTTCTCTCAGCGACAACATCAATAGTGCAGGAACTGAACCCGCTACAAAAACTCACTCTCCTATTATTGGATTCGCTTACGACGGTAATCCAATATACGGTCCATTTGGTCATCAGGATCCCCTAGATGCTACATCATCAATTGTGAGAATGACTTCTGGTTACAGTATTAATGGAAATCGTTCTAATGGTCCATCATTAACAAATTATCCTCTGGGAACGTTTGTTAATGATTACACATACACTCACAAGAGTGGAACACTAGATCAAAACAATGGAAGATTTACAGTTACCCCCGACTTTCCGAAAGGAACTTATGCTTATTTCATTACTATTGATAGCAATCAAGTACCGCAATATCCATACATTTTAGGAGAGAACTTCTATTCTCTACCAGTTGATAGTAATTACAATTCTAATATCAATCAAGATGATATTCCTAAGAATTCTAGAAGATTCTATCAAGCAGGTATGCAGAGAAATGGCGAAGGTGTCATTGCTCAAATTGCAGAAGTAAAGCAAGGAAATGTAGAAGAAGTCAGCGTAGTAGATTCATCTACCAACTTCAGTATTAACTCACAAATTTATTTTGATAATAAAGGAACAGAAGGTTCTGAAGTAGAATCTATCGTAAACTCCGTGAAAGGTAAGAACGTTTCCTACTTAGAATGTAAAGAAGATAGAGTCGTAAAACTAACGACAATCCAAAGTGCATATCTATTTGCTGATGATACATTAAACCAACCCTCCTCAGGAGCATCTGGTTCTATTGTAGGTACAGTTAAGAACGATAACATTATTGTACTAAGAAATGTCAATGGTACTTTTGATGAAACGGGAACATTCTCTGCAACTATCAAAACGTTTACTATTCTTTTAGATCAAAGAAGTTCATATACCAAAGGCGCTACTCTAAGTTTGACTGACGGTGTTAATGCACCTGTAGCTAAAGGTGAAGTGTTAGAAGGAACTAACAGTCAAAACGTAGTTGAGATTAAAGTTACTGAGGGAACTTGGATTGTTAATGACGATTACTTCTTACAATCAGATGACCTATTCAATACTTCTGGTACAAAAGTTGTAAGACTAACATCTCTCAGTGATGGGTTAGAACCATTTGAAGTTAATCAAAGTGTTGCTCTAATTGAAACAGCACAACCTCATGGGTTAGGAATTGGAGATAAAGTAACAATTGACATCAATCCTAATGACGTAACCAAAACTAAGACCTATTATATAAGGAAGAGGTTGTATCAAGAAGCTATTCTTGTACCACCTAGTAATAAGTCTACAATTGACTTTACAGGTATTGGTCGTTATGAAATTCTTAATGGTGGAGCAGATTATACTGCTGGCACTTACACTAGTGTTGCTCTTACTAGCGGATCTGGCACTGGTGCCACTGCTACATTCACTGTATCTGACGCTGGCATAGTTTCTGGCATTCAAATTCAAGATGCTGGTAGTGGATATGCACAAGGAGATTATCTTAGTGTTGCAGATGAAGATCTGGTAAGATCTGGCGCATCACAATCTACTGCAAGATTTACAATCTATGTTGGACACATTGGTATTCCTGCTGGTGGTACAAAAGTTACAGTTAAAAGTTCATTTGGGTTCTCTGTTAATGATCTGGTTAAAGTTGGCGAGGAAATTTTAAAGATTGAAGGTATTAGTGGAAATAATCTAAATGTAACTAGAGGACAAGAAGGAACTGATGATGTTGATCACTTTGATGGACAGGAAGTAGAATTATATAAAGCACAATATAATTTTGCTGATAACTATCAGATCTTTACTGGTAATAATTCTGGATATATTCAATCTTATGATCCTGTAACTCATAAAATTAATATTGTATATGATTATGGAACTTTAAAGTCTACAGCTAATGAAGTAGTATTAAGTTCCAGTTTCTTTGATAGTAGCAATCCACAAAGACTGGTATCACTTAAGTCTGTAGAAAATATTGTTTATAATTTTGAGTTCTCAGAAGACAATAGTACATTTGTACCTAATCCAAATATTGATTTACAAGAATTCTACAAGTATAAGTTTGACACGTCTCATTCTAGTCTTATTGGGACTTACTTTGATATCAGTCCAAGTAATAACTACAATTTGATTACTGAGGAAAAAATAGAATCTACTATTCTTCCTGGTAATGCTGGTGCATTTACTGATGTTAAATTTGGATTTGGTTCTAGACTAACTGATAATAACTATCAGACAAAGAGAGGAACTGATTTTACTAACTTCTATTACTTTGACAAAAAGAATGTAGTTGATTCAGAAAACGCATTTTTCAAGATTATCACAGATCCTTTACAGGGAACTAAAATTCTTAATTATGTTACACCAAATCGTTTTGTTTATGATATTAACAGCATTCCTCTTTGGGATGGTTCTGGATCTATTTCTTATACCACTACTGGTCAGTTCGCTATCGGTAAAATTAATACCGCACAGATTATAAACCTAGGACTTAACTATAAGAAAGTACCTGTTATTATTGGTGTAGACCCAACTGCAAGTTATAGAGCAGAAGCTACAGTTAAATTTGATGTTGCAACAAAAACTATCACTGGTGTAGAGATTACCGAGAAAGGTTCTAATTATGTAAACCCAAAAGTCTTTATTACTAATGGTGATGGTTCTGATGCTAAGTTTAATGTTATTTCTAGAAATGGTGAAATTGCCTCTATTACAGTAGACAAAATTGGTAAAGGATATACATTTGCACCTGAAATCATTATTATTGAGGGTGATGTAGAAGCATATGCAGAGAGCACATCTATTGGTGTTCCTAAGAGTGTTAATATTACCAGAAACGGTGGAGCATTCCATCTAGACAAAACTGTATCTTCTACTTTCAGTTCAAACTACATTGTTGCTGTTAGAAACATCAATGGTAACTTTAGTATTGGTGAAACTGTAATTCAAAAAATTAATAATGTAGAAGTATTCAGAGCAACTGTTACAGAATGGAGATTTAGTTCTAACTTACTTAAACTTGCAAATGTACAAGGTATTATTCGTGAGAATATTTCTATTGAGTCTTTAAGATTCCCAATAGATGCAATTGTTAGTAAAGTATTTGTTTCTACCTTCCAAGAAAATATTTCTAGTTTCTATGACAACTTAGGATACTACACATCAGACAAAGGTAAGTTAGGTGTATCTAATCAGAAGATTCATGATAGTTCTTTCTATCAAGATTATTCTTATGTTGTTAAATCTAAGACATCTATTGAAGAATGGCGTGACCTTATTAAATCCACTACACACCCTGCAGGATTTAAGTTATTTGGACAAGTAGATGTAGAAGCTACTGCAAGTTCTGAGATGCCAGTTGAGATGCCAAAGGCATCACACTTTAGTGTTATTCAATTATGGGATCCAGCAAAGAATAAAATTACTGTTGAGAACACAAGTAGAATTGTTACTCAAACTGTACAAACAGTTGAGAATCAAAGAATTCGTAAAGCGGTTGGTACTGCTGCTCCAAGTGAATTTCTATTCAACGAAGTTCGTACATTTGAACTATCTCTTGCATCAGCATTTGATGGATACTTTGATACAGATGGTAGATTACAAGGAACTACACAGTTCCAAGTATTAGTTGGTGGCAATCCATTTACTCTATCATCAACATATGGTACTATTATCACTTTAGACGGTGTGATTCAAGAACCAGGTGTTGCATATACAATCTCTGGTGATCAGATTACATTCTCTACTCCACCTTTAGGAGATGGAGTTAAATTTGGTTCTGATTATAAAGGTGTTACTTTCTATGGTAAAGTATTCCAATTCAAGGATGCACAATACAATACTCGTTATCTCAAAAAGTTAAGAAACATTTTCCAACGTGGTGGCACATGGATTGATGCTGCAAATCAAATTGAGAGAAATGTTGACTTCATTATTAATGAAACTATTGGATATGGTAAATCAACTTATGGATCTTTAGATTGGGCGACTAAGCAAGATGACTATGAAAGAAACATACGAGCTATCTTAGATGCATATCAGCATGATTTAAGATTTGGTGGAAATGTAAAAACAATTGATTATTCTGCTATCTTTAATTCTGATGATGAATACCTTTATATTCAAAACAATAAAACAAAATCTATTGCTATTTTTGAATATGCAACTAGATTGGCAAAACTTGCTATCAGAAACTGGGATTGGATTGATGTAAACATCAGTTATGTCCAAGGGTCTACTACAATGACAGTTAGTAGCACTAAAAATCTTGCTATTGGTTTATTTGTAAGTTCTGGTAGAGCATTCCCTGTAGGAACAAAAATTCTATCTATTGACAGTGATACTCAGATTACATTAAACAATGCAGCACTAGCTAACTCTGGTGGAGGTGGTGGTGCTCCTAGTGGAACCACTTTACTAAGTGGCACAGCAACCACTGGATCTATTGCCACAAATACTGGTGCAGTTGCTCCTGGCAATACTTTTACTGTACCACCTGGCGTAACTGTCACAACACCTGTATCTTTCTCTGGCACTACACAAGCAGCATTCTCTTGGAGTGGTCAAAGCATTGGTATGTTCTATAAAGCAGGACAACTCATTGCACTCAACAGATCATATATCATATCAGAATCACTAACTTGGGCACAAGCACAATATCCTGCATTGAACTGGGGATCTATTGCTACTAAGTGTGGTAGAGACATCGGTCTTATTCTAGACGCATATGTCTACCATCTTAAATTTGGTGGAAATGAAAAAATTGTTGAGGCAGCACAGCTTTACTATCAGCAAAAGGATTATCCATATGGTGAAGAGTTATATTACATCTCTGGTCAATTAACTGAAACTATATCGACATTTGAATATACTAGAGATCTAGCAATTCAAGCAATGAGAAATCAATTGCCTGGTACAGATCCCAATGTATTGATCGACTCAATCTCTCCTGTATGTGCAGAAGTAGAAAGCACATTAAACACCTATCATGATATTGTTAATACTATCCTAACAGAAGGTAGAGGACTTGTAGAGAAAACAAAGCAAAATTCTAATAAGGCTGGTAACTGGACAAAAGATTTAAGTTACTCTAACTATAATATCCTTGGTGATCCTTTACTTCCTGTAGAAGAATGCACAATTGTAATTTCTGCAATGGATTCATTATTTGATAACTTAGATGATGTTATTAAAGAAGAATCTGTAACAAGATCACTTCCAGATTATATTGATGGTGAAAACAAAGAATTTGAATTGTATTGGGATGATAATACTCCTGTAAACACAGAAGAAGATGAAGATCTATTTGTTACTATTAATGCTATATTACAAAGACCTAAGTTTACTGATAACTATCCATTGCAGGATGCTTATTGGATTGATAGAACTGTAATTCCTAACAAAGTTAAATTTGACGTAGCTCCTATTTGGGACCAAGATCTAGGTGCAAAATCTATTGGTGAACCAACTGCTGTTGAAAAAGTAGTTGGTATTGGAGTTGGTAATTATAAGAGACTCACTATCGACTTTAATTTGGTAGACGGTATTAGAAATGGTCCCTTCTTAATTTTAGATGTAGAAGATTACACCGTACAGAGTATTGAATCTGAAGACAGCATGTATGTTTTCTTAGATGGTATTCTACAAGTAAAAGGAAAAGCATATACTGTATCTGGTCCTAATATTACATTTGCTAGTCCTATTAAGAAAGAACATAACGTTGATATCAGATATCTTTATGGTAGAGATGTTGGACAGGTTCTTAACATATATGATTTTGCTCCTGATACATATTTTGCACAAGGAACATTATCTTTCACAACTTCCACACCTATTCTAGATAACTTACTAGCATATGGTTGGATGGGTG